AGACAAATGACCATGCTAACTGCATATAAATTAGAACTAGATAGGTTAGAAGGTAAAACATACAAGGGACTTAAATTAGAAAACAAACCTACTCCACAAGAGTTAGCTTTATCGACAGCAGAAAAACAAAAGATAGCCGCACAATACGCCATAAAACAAACACAAAGGTTAAATGGTGGCACTAACTTAGAAACCACAGGTCGTATAGGACAACGTGGTATAGGGCGTGTAGCTATGATGTATAAGTCATTCGGCATACGTATGTACAGTTCTTTCTTAGCATCAGCAAAACGAATGATAGATAAACATGAAGACCCTTTGGTCAGAAAAATAGCCCTTCGCCAACTAATAGGTATAACAGGTTCATCTGTATTCTTTGCTGGAGTAAGAGGTTTCCCATTATTCGGTGCAGTTATGATGATTTCTAACATGTTATTAGATGATGATGAAGAAGATGCAGAAACAATAGTGCGTAAACACATTGGTGAGGGTTGGTATAAAGGTGCCGTTACTGCTATAACAGGTGCAGATGTGTCACAACGTATAGCACTATCTGGGTTAATATTACAACTTAACAGATACAACCCTGATGCTTCCATAGAAGAAAATATATTTTACTATGCAGGTGGCCCCGCATTTAGTACAGCTAAAAAAATTGGTAGAGGTATGAATGACTTTAGTGAAGGGTATATAGATCGTGGTATTGAAAATGTTTTACCTGCCGCAGGTGCTAACGCATTAAAAGCATTAGGTAGATATAGAACAGAAGGTGCAAGAACACGTCGTGGTGATCCTATCTTTGATGATATGAACGGGCTTGATTTATTTGGTCAAGCAATAGGCTTTGCTCCTAAAGAGTACACATTACAACAAGAACAAAACATGCAAACTAAAAAGCTAGAGCGAGTCATAACTAAAGAAAGAAGTTCTTTATTAGAGAGATTGTACGTGGCAAGACGTGATGGTGACTACGAGAAAGTGTCAGAGGTCATGGAAGATATAGAGGAGTTTAATAAAAAGGTAAGAAGTAAAGCACCAGATGCCAAGATAACTCGTGAAACTAGAAAAAGGTCTTTGGACAGACACAGACAAACTTCTGCTGAGATGTACAACGGTATCACAATAAACCCAATACTTAGAGATATGCTTGAAGAATATAGAGAAGATTGGGACAACGGCCTCCAACTATTTTAAGAACCCCTTACCACTAGAGGGGGGTCAGCAGTAAGGGGAAGTCATTGGAGAATGAAAGTGATGAGAGAAAAAAATAAAAAACTCCACCACTTCTCTAGTCTATCACACAGTTCTCCAAATACGAACCCCTAAACGTTTATTTTCTACCACTATTTTTGTTACCACACATAACTGTTTGTTTTTTGCTATGCTTTTAAGTTGTCGCACACACTCATGCGTATTTACACATGGTACAAACATAGAAGATCCTGTCACGAACGTATCCCATTTTAGTACAATACGTATACCATCTGGGTTTATGTCATGTATCTTCAGAACTCCCTGACTCATGTATTAACTCCTCTGGTATATCTGCATCACACTTAACTACAAGCACATGCGTAGGTGGTAACTGCATCAACGTGCCTTTTGTGATACGTACCTTTTGTGATTTAGCCCCCATCTTTTCTTTTAAATCGGCTACAAATTGACCATAGTGTATTTGTTGTTCAGCACACCATTCTTTTAATGGTTTAGGTAATAAGAAAGCTAATTTGGTATCTGTCTCATACCTAGCAACTAATCTGTTTGCTCTTGGTGTAGCATCGGGTATAACCAAAGTATCTAAACCATTGTTGTTTTCTTTACGTAAATCTTGAGTGCTTTTTATCCATATCATATTGTTGTAGTGTTCTGTAAAGTAATCGTTCAATAATTGTCCAACAGAAACAGTCATATCATCTACAGATGCTTTGTTTGTTTTCAACTGTGCCACTACCCACTGTTCTATCTTTTTCAAATCATAGTTTATAAAACCTAATTTCTTGGCTATAAGTAGACCCGTTATGTTTGCCGCCGCACCTGCCGACCAATACCCATGTTCAGCTTCCATACCTGCTAATCTATCTAAACGAGTTCTCACCTGTTCATATGCTTGCTTTACCATGTCAATATTATTAATTATGTATTGGATATAAGGTATACCCACATGACCATAATTATCTTGTACACTTTTTGCAAACTTATCAGTCACGTCCTTAGGTATATTGTGTGTGGTTTTTCTAACATGGCATTCTAAAGCACGCCTAGCCTCTGCCATCGGTGCATTTTTAGATGCACTTATTGCTTCAATCATACTTGCGTTACCTGTGGTAACAGCTTGTAGTGACCACGGCATACCTCTAAACCTCTCTTGGTTAGAGCCACTTGACATTCTTGCTCGTTGTTGTCCAGACGTTAGTTGATATACTAAATCAGACAACTCTTTACCCCGGGCATTAGTAAGTTCATCAATATACAGTGGCAAGTTGTGGTATAACTCACCCCTATTCATCTTACTAGCGTGCGTGTCTTTTCTATCTAACACAAACTCTTTGGGGTTAGCCCATACAGATGCACCTGCAAACATGGCAGTTGTCTTACCATGCCCACCTTTCTTACTATGTAGGTGCATGGTGGAACATTGTACTTCTGAAAATACCATCAACGGAGAGCCAAAAGCTGTACCAAGTACATACTGATGTAACTCCATACCATCTTTGTTATAAAATTCAGCCATGTCTAACCACCCTTGCATGGTGCCTTTAGGTTCAAAAGCAGAAAACAACCCAGCAGTTGGAGTAGAAGGTGGGTTAAACCTCAACTCATTACCACGCACCTCTGTGTTACCAACTATGAAGGCATCGTGTTTATCATTAGTCCAACCAAATTGTCTATGAGCCGTATCTGCTGTAGCAGTGGCTTGTAATTCATTTACCCAAGTAGTTGTATAGGTCATAAGCTCGTCCATTTTAGTCACAGCCACACCTTCTTTTGACATGGCTTTTCTAAATTCTTCCCTTGATGTTACAGCTATCAAAGGCACTGTAAATTCATTCACCCCATCTTTTGGTAAGTGTAAACGCATTACTATAGCTTCGCCTAGTTCTGCATCTTTGAGTCTACGCACAACGTACAAGTCGTTGTGGTATATCATTTTCTCATCAACGTCTCCGTCTGCATTCGACGTACGCATGTAAACGCCCCCGTTCGCACCACGAAAATAAGGTTTTGGGTACGTCGGTATAACATATTTCTGCGTAGGTGCATCAGGTAAATTAAGTGCGGCTTCATGCACTACGTTACTATCTGCCTCTGCTATTTTTTGTCCTAGCACAATAGGAGATTTAATTTTACCCCAATGCGGGCAATTAACACATACGTCCGAGTTATGTTCATCAAACGTAGTACACAGATAAGGCCCCTTAATATTATTTAACTTCTCAGTAGTAAGTTCTGGTGTGTAGTCTTCATGCTTTTTAGACATGATATGCGACGCTCTTTCCCCATCAGAACAAAACTTAGCTATAGATAATCCTGCACGCCACATAGGTTCGGTGCAGTTTTCTTGATCTGTAACTATTATCTTTAATTGTTCGCACCCTTTATTATCAATGGTCTTACTCATTATGTCTTTAAAACTGCTAGTTATATTGCTATTCACAGCATCTAAAAAAGACGTGGTGTTATCTACCTTTGTAGGTATGGGTATGGGGTCACACCCCAACAGTTCAGAAAACACATCAAAATCAACGTTACCTGCATCAGATACTATGCTAACTTCTGTAGGAGGGTCAGATTTGTGGTTGTGTGTTTTCGGTACACGTAATACTCTAGCCGCATCGGAAGTCACGGCAGGGTCGGCAGACAGTCCATGTTGTACACATAATTTTTTTAACTGCTCTGCCACAGGCAACCAATCATCTACACCTACATGCTCGGCTAACACCCAATATACATGAACCCCTCTACCAGAGTTTACTATAACAGGTTTAGGTAAAGATAACTTTTTACAAAAGTTCCTGAGCTGTGTTATGGCATCTGTCTGTGACTCAAAGTCCTTACCATTACCGCAGTCTAAATCTAAAAAGAATGATTTTATTTTCTTTACATTGTCTACCTTGCGTGAGCCAACTTCCAAGAAAGTAGCCATGGCAAAATAAACGTCAAACCCTTTATCATTTAAATCATTTGCCGCATCTGTTAAATGACCCACAGAATTATAAAATTTTTGTACTCTGCGATTGTCCTTGGGACGTAATGCTAATAAACAATACTCACCCTTTTCTGATAACACGCGGTTTAAAAATTGTGTCGCGTTCATAATCCCCCCAAAAAATAAGAAATACCGTAGGGGCAGGAATATGCCCCACGGTCAAGCAAGGATTATTAGTCGTCCCAACCATCAACTATATCAGCTAAATCATTATCACTCTTTGGTTTAGTGGTTGTTTTCTTTTTAGCTTTTTTCTTTGGTGGTTCTTCTTCATCAAAGACATCAGCAGTAACTTCTTCAATTTTTTCTTGGCTAACACCCTCACCTACGAAGGGGTTATCCTCTTTTGTATCAAATCCTTCGACAGAAGCGAACGGATTAGAAGGTGCTTTTGCTTCGGCTAACTTAACTATCTGCACAGCTTTTAATCGTAACGATACCCCATGCTCTCGCATGTTATATGGCACAAAGACAACTGCGATATTGACAGTGCTACCTGTTGTAAGTTTAAAGTCTTCTGGTAACTTGTTTGTCTTAGCATCATACTGTGCAGGTTTGTTGGTAACGTCTTTACCATATGCACCTTTAAGTTTAGCCTTACCTACATACATACCATCTTCGTTTTTAGTAAATGGCATTTCTAATTGTGCAGGCCATTTATCTTCACGTTTCTCTTTGTATGCTTTAGCCATAGCTGTGAATAACTCTTTAGCTTGTTCTTTGTTCATTAAAAATGACATCTCATATGCCGCACCATCATCAAGTGGGTCACAAGGTACAGAACGATTTTCTGTGTTGTCAAAACGATATGTTTGGTTTATTCGAGGGTAAAGTGCCTCTACATTATTTATTAAATGTGTCATGCTCATTCTCCTTAGAATGGTTTTTTAGTGAACGTAACCCTCTACAGAATTAAAGGGTAACGAGGTTGCACTCGATCTTGCAATCGAGGTTATTGCTTCTAATGTATCGGGATGATTTATCATACCCTCTACAGTTTCTAACTGCTCTTTATCTAACCCACGAATAGGTTTGAAAAAGAGTTTTGGTACACTACTGTTGTCATCAAAATATATTTCAGTGGCAACAGATATAGCTTTAGTATTATGTTTTGCTAAGTGGCGTACGTACTCTTGTAAGGGCATGTGACCACCTACAGTTTTACCAAAAATAGACGTAGCGGGCAACTGTAATTGATATATTTTTTTTAAATCTTTTACTCTGACCACCGCCAATCTTTGTAAAAATCGGCACGCTCTACCATAACCAGATGAACCACGTATGTTTTGTTTACAATCCATACACCTAGACGCTTGGCGTTGCGATTCAGGTACTCCCGGGCACGGTCTTTGTGTGTTCTCAGACCAACACGTTGGGGCAACTGTGTTTTGTGCGTCAAACTCATTACCAAAGAAAGCACGTGCCACAGGCGACGCATTAATTATAACCATCTCTGCACTCTTTGTGTTATCTGGAAACAAACCATCACGGATGCTAATCCGACGCATTTAAAAATCCTCGTCATCATCAAAATCCATCGTTTCTATGGGTTCGTCTGGTTGTTTAGTTAAAGCGTCTGCTACATTTTCTAAATTAAATCTATATGTGTTACCCACTTTTACATAAGTGGTTCTAGGCACTGCACCCGAACGCACCCAAGCTCTGAAGGTAGATACAGATATACCAAAATGTTTTGCCGCTTTTTCAATCGGTACAAAAACTTCTTCAGTCATTTCTTTTTCCTCACGGTTATTACATATTCAGAATCAACGTTAAGTCCTTTAGGACAAACGTCTGGGTTTTCCTCTAAAAATTGTTTCATGTTAGTTTGATTAACACGCTTCTCCAACAACTCTGGTACTTCATTCTCTAAAATAAATTCGTGCATGGACGACCAATCACTAGTCCAATAACGTGTTTTCACTGTTCTGTAAAACAAACCTTCGTTGGTGCGAACACTCTCTAAGCCATGTTCATCACAAAACTCGATCATGCCTTGCTTGACCATATCTTGTTGTTCTTTAAGAACGTTATCTTCTTCTTTAAATTTTGCAGATAACTCAGCACGCTTTGTTTTTATCTTGTTATAAGTAGCCACAAGTTTATCTGGCGTAATGCTATTAGCCATTTTTACCCCCCTATATTGTCAAAACGTATAGTTTAGTAGTAGATACTACATTAGTCAACTATTTCGTTGTAAAGGTCTATCATTTTTGTGTGAACATTTATTCTGTTATCTAATAATGCGTAAACACGTTTCTCTACGTATGAACTTTGTAGCTGCACAATAGTGCATTTATGTGTTTGTCCAGACCTGTGTACACGTGCATTAGCTTGTGCGTATGTCTCCAGTGAAGAAGTCGGCCCCCACCACACTACAGTATTCGCGGCGGTCAGTGTCACACCATGTGCGGCAGACTGTGGTTGTATTACAAGAACTCTTGGATTGTCTGTTTCTTGAAAACGTTTAAATATCTCTGTACGTTTAGATGCAGATACATCACCACGTATTATTTCTGTGGTTATACCATCGCTACGTAACTTATCAGTCAACACATCTATAACATGTTTGAATGGTACAAACACTATTATTTTTTTACTTGCCTCATCAATGACTTCACGCAACACTTTATATCTGTGCGTTATGTCAAACTCTAAAGCGTCTCCGCCATCTGTATATATAGCACCACAACTTATTTGTAGGAGTTTACTCATAGCGACAGCAGCGTTCGGTGCTGTAACTTCCTCACCTGCGGCGTGCATAATCATCTTGTCACGTAGCTGTTTATAGTATTTAGTTTGCTGGCGTGTAAGTTCTACCTCTCGTTTCGTGTATACCATTGGTGGTAGATCAAGACACTCATCTTTAGTAAAACGTACAGCAGGTTGTAACGCATTGAATACAACATCAGTGGCATGTTCTTTCGGCACCCATTTGAACTGTGTAATTCTAACCATTACTTGGTCACGGAATGTGCTAAAAAATTTGGGTACCGCTTTTGGGTTTACTAACTTAGCTATGCCGTAAGCATCGAGAGGACTTTGTGCGGCAGGTGTACCCGTCATAAGCCATAGCCACGTGTCTGGTTTGAGTAGTTTGTTTAGAGTTTTCCATCTCTTAGTCTGCACGTTCTTATAATGTGTTGCTTCGTCTATTATAATACAATCAAACCCGCCTTTAGCTATGACGTCTTGCACTATCTCCACACCATCATAATTTATTATTACGTAATCAGCACCGCCCTCTATTATTTTTTTACGTTTGTCTTTCGACCCGTAGGCTATGTCAACTGTTCTGTGCATAGCAAATGTAAACAAGTCAGCACGCCATGCACTATCCATGATTGACAGAGGGCATATGACTAGCACTCTGTTCACCTTACCCTCTTTCATTAGATAGTCAGTTGCCCATATTGCACTAGCAGTCTTACCCGTACCTTGTTCGTTAAAACAAAATGCACGTTTGTTCATTGTTAAAAACCCTGCCGTTTTCTTTTGGTGGTCAAATGGTTCATATTTACCCGTCCATTTATACCTACCCTCTATGGGAGAAGGTGCTTTTATATTCATATTACGTAGAGCTTTGGCTTCATCTACACCCCAATTAACTAGCACCTCGTTGTCATCTATCTTCTTACTCTTTGGGATGATAGAAGTTACTTTCTCTGGATTGCGTAGGCGTAGTGCTATTGCCTTGTTTTCAAATATTCTCATCTCTTGTTCTTCTTGTAATTGCGTGAACGATTTTTGCTACGATCTTCTAATTTATACCCATCTTTGTTTGACCCGCCGTTGTGCAACGATTTGTTGTGAGATATGTCTTTACCCTTTCGTTTCGAGTAACCATTCTCTTTATCAAACTTACGTCTAGCACGTTGCCGTTCCATACGTGCTTCATGAGCTTTACTACCCACGGGTGGGTTCTTTTGTTTCTTTCTATCTTTTGGGTTTTTGTATGGCATCAGTTTCTCCCATTGTGTACACATTGAACAACATCACAGTGTCTACGACACAAACCACTTGGCTTGGCGTTCCACACCCCACTGTCCGATGCGATTATCATTTGTCTGAACTTGTTTGTGTATTTGTCAATTAGACTTGACTGGTGACCGCAGTAGGAATATGTCTCTGTGATAAGTTGTTTACACACAACAAACAGTAACCCTCCACGGACTTCTTCTATTTCTGGAAAATGTATAAACACTGCAAGAGCCATGAGTTCTAGTTGTCCTTTGTCTGCGTAACGTGCAGACTTACCAGTCTTGTAGTCTACAACCCACGCTAACTTGTTTTCTCTGTCTAATATTATTAAATCAGCTATACCACGAAACCACACGTCTTTATCTCTAAACCCACAAGGTTTTAAATCTTCAGTCAACCCTAACTCATACTCACATAGCTTTTCACCTTCTTTACGTTTAAGGGCTATCAGTGAGGGTAAAACATATTCGTATTTTTTTGGTAGTGGTTTGTTATCACGTATGTATTCTTCACACGCTAAGTGTACATCACTACCATAACGCATGGCTTCGGTTTCTACTTGCGGATATTCTTTCAGTATTTTTACGTGGTAAAATTGTTTAGGGCATGTTTCAAATGCTTTTAGTTTACTGAAAGACCAAGGCGTAATGCTAGACATGATACCAGTTACCCATAGTTACTCACATTTTCCGTATGATATACCAACACCACTTTCACAATCCAAAGGCATACCCTGACACCAATCGGGTACTACACGCATACACGTTTCTATGTATTCACGTGCCTCGTCTACTTCCTCTTTACGTACTGAACATACAATACTGTCGTGTACAGTCATAACAACTCTATACTTCTTGGCTATCAGTAGCATCTGTTCACCAATTATACACCTAGCAACGGCTTGGCATATGTTCTCTGTAACCTTACCGCCGTAGATACGTGTTCTACCTTGACGAGTAGCGTAGGTAAACTCCTTACCTCGCTCTCCCTCAAAGTAAAAGTTTAAATCATCATACCGCATAAGCAAGCCCGAGGGTAACTTTATTGCTCTTTCTATATTAGTAATTAACCCATTTGTTCCTATGGACACAGTTTCTCGGTTATACATTCTGTTTATCATGTGCTGACACTCTCGCCAGAATTGAGCAATCTTCCAATTAGTGTTTCTATACACGTTGATAAT